AAAGAGCAGGGAAGCGATTCCTTGCTCTCTTTTTTTATTCGGCTTTTCTTCCACAAATTTTAGCCCAGTGTTTTACGAACCATGCTTTAAATTCCGGGCAATCAACATTTGAACAACGACGTGCTCTGAAAAGCTGATTTCCTTGATATTTGCATTTTCCGCGTCCGCACGGATAGTCGGGGAATAGTTTTTGCATCTGTTCTATCGTTGGCAGTTCTTTCATATGCACCTCGCTTTAAAAAGGCAGGACTTCCGAATCGGGGTTTATGTCCTCGAATACAGGTGTGGTGGTGGCTGTTTTCGGCTGGGTGTATGCGTCGGGAATGTAGCTTGACTGCGGAGCGGCTTGCGGCATTTCCGACTTCGCGTCAACGAAATGTGCTTCGTCAGCGACAATTTCAGTAGCAAAACGCTTCTGTCCCTGCTGGTCAGTCCATGTTCTTGTCTGAAGAGTTCCGACTACGCAGATGGAACTTGCTTTTCTGAAATAGCGCGTGATAAATTCAGCCGTCTGCCGCCATGCGGTTACGCAGAAGAAGTCCGCTTTAGTTTCCTCTCCGTCTTTGCCGGAGTAACGTCTGTTGACCGCAACGGTAAATGATGTTACGGAAATTCCGGACGGTGTGGTTTTCAGCTCGGGGTCTGCCGTCAAACGTCCTCCGAGGATAACGCGGTTAAAATTAAAGTTTGCGATAAGTCAACACTTCCTTTCAGTTTTTAAGCAGTAATGTAGCGGCTATGATTTCAACCGCTATTTGTCCGTACATCATCGCCTTTATTTTCGGCTTGACAGGTTTTGCGTTCGGTGCTTCATATAGTGCAAACGCTCCGATGAAATAACCGACGGCATACCCATACAGCAGTATTGCGACGATTATTTTAATTATCTGCATTGGTTTCCCCCCAGACGCATTTTCTTTCTGTCGGATAGTATTCTTTAAGCTTTGCCTTTGGAAACTCGCAGTCCGTTGCGAAGGTCATATAGCCTATAGCGTCTATAAAGCTGTCGTAGCTTGCGAAATAGCTTGTCTCCATGCGACCGAGCTTGAACAGCGCCATCAGTATAGCTACGTCTCGCGCTCCTAAATCACAGTCCGCGTCGGGTGCAATGCAATTGTGCTTGAGATACGTTGTCCAGTAATCCGCTATTTTCTCAAAGCTGTTTTCCGGCTCTTCGTACTGCTCGTTACGGTCGTTGCAGATTATCTTCTTTACTTCGCTAAGGATTGTTTCGCGGTTTTCTTTGCTCATAATGGCTTCTCCTTGTCCACACGCCTACCATTGACTTCCAACTCTACGCATTTTATTCTTCCGTCGCATGCTATATCGCCGCATTTAACACTCTCGACGACGACACCGCCTTCGTTGTATGTCCCTATCATCCAACAAGACAATTTTCCTTTGGCTTGAATCGTCGCGGCATCAATAAAGCTTGTGGTAGTTATATCGCCGTTACATTTTATCTTTTTATGCGTCATCAAGTGACCTATAACGTATATGTTATTTTTAGCCGATATGTTACAGTTTGATTCTATGCCTGCATCATAGCCGCCTGAATAATACGCGATGCACACTGCTGTTATTGATTTGGCATTTATCGAATAATCGCTTATCAGTGGTGCGTCCAGAACAATCAATAGTTCACCACCTGTGTTTATTGCTTTCGTTAAATAGTACACCAAACCGTTATCACTTCGCTTTACAAACTCACTTTCCTTGGTGATGTATATCATTTTCATTTCATCCTTTCTATTGCAACTAATATGTAGTCCTCATCGTGGCAATTGAGTTCTAACCGTTGCACATATTTTTTACTATCATCTTCAAAAAATAGTCCTTTGAGCGAATCAATAATGAGTTTTGCGTAGGTTGAATCATTGTCGATGTCCAACCTATCGTTAAACCATAACTTCACTCCAACAGGGACATTGAACTTTGAAATCGGAACATTTTGTTTCAAAAGTTCGCTTCGTACAAGCTTATGCCAGTATTCAGCGTCTTTTTGTCTCACCGCCCAATGCTTTCCCGCGTAGTATGCGTTCAGTCCGTAGCGTCTGTTCCATGCGGTCTTTCCGGCTTTGGTCGGCGGGTAGTCGATTTTAAACATTACCGTTTTCGTGCGCACCACCTCCATTCACCACACGCTCTTCACCTCCGCAGAAGTGAAGATAATCGGTATCGTACATTCTCCCGCAGTCAGGGCAATTTACGACCTGCGGCAAGCGTGAGAGAATATACCGCGCATTGTTTATAGCTTCAAGCTCCTCCCACATTTCCTTGTCGGTTTTTCCCTTGCTGAGGAAAAGATGCTGATTCCGCTCGACATAGCGTTGCATGGCTCTGTCTAAGATTTTTATAATTCCATCCCTTGTCATTATCTCTCCCTCCAGTACGCTTCTATTGCTGCTCTAAAGCCGTTGCTCGGCTGCTCTTTGCTGTCGGCGTGATTAAGATTGTCAAGGCATTTTTTAAAACACTCTTCACAAATCGTTCTTCCGTCAACAGGCGGTCTTTTCCCACACAGCTTGCACAGTTTTACGCCGTCCATCAATTCACGCGGAGTAAATCTTTCCGTTTTGCGGCTGTATTCGCGGTTCTTCTTCGTTCGTTCTATCCGACACTCCATGCAGGATTTATAGCCTTTGTCCGCGGGCTTCTTTCCGCAGTAGATACACACTCCGTCCTCTCTTCGCCGCGCAAGCATTTTCTTCTTCAGCTCACACTGCCGTTTCTTCTGCTCCGGCGTAAACTCCCTCGGCGAGGTAAAGGTATCGTTGATGCAGTCGGGATAAGGGCAATTAAAGCAGTCGCTTATTTTGCATCGCATTCGTTCTTTGCAATCCTTTCTTTGCAGTCAATCACCAAAAAGGGAAGTGCTCTGGTATACACATTAAGTAAGGCATATTCTTCTTGTTTGCGTTCAAGCATCGCGTGAATGTACAACCGCTTTCTTGCAATTTCGAAAAATCCGCTGAGGTTGCAGTCTTCTCTTGCGCAGTTCATGCATGGGGATTCTCCCGCAAGTTCTTCCGCTTCTGTCGACGTAATGAACAATAGTCCGCACTTTTTTAGAAGTTCATCGGATGTTGTTCTCATGTATTCTACCTCCGCAAGCCAATATGCCTTTTTGCAGAGGTAGCAAATATCAAGAGTTTGGTCGGACGGTTTTGCTGATGTAGGGCAGCTTTGTGTTGCGTCAACTTCATTGGGACACACGTCAAGCACATCCCCAGGAATTCTCATTGGCGCATTAGGTATAACTTTGAGGAATTCGCTTTGCCTCGTCTTAACAGGGTGTTCTTTTGCCCACTTTTCCACAGCGGCAACAGCTTCATCGGGATAAACGAAGCAATAGGTGACGCAGTAAATATTCCCACTGTGTAACCCGCAGGCTTCGCAATGAGTGTTTTCACACATTCGTACTTTTGCTTTCAAAAATTCAACCGCGTCCATGGCTTTTCTCCTTTTCTTCCTCCGGCTCTCCACAACAGCAGCACTGTGCAAACGGCGGAAACACAAATGACTTGCTTTGGTCGTATACGAAATTTATCTCTTCGTAAACCTCGGGCAACGGCATCCACGCAATGACCTCGTCGTCAATTCCGCTGATTACCTCACTATACACGCCGACTTCCCACCATCCTTTCGGCACGATAAATCCGTCTTTTTCGCTATCCACTGCTACATCTTCGTTGTCGTACCAATCCGTGCCATTATCATCCCAGCAGTATTTACTATCATATTCGTTGATTTTGCCGTTCTCATATATACCAATCGTGATATGCTCATACTTTTTTCCGCGCACGGTGCTAACTGTACACAAGAGCACTCTTTCCTCGGGGTCGGGCATCATTTCTTTGATGCTCATCCAACCATTAATACCGCTTTCCATAGTTATCCTCCCAGTGTGTCTAGATTCTCTCGTTTATTTGGCAGCAAAAGAAATATCCAGAATATGTCGGTGGTATTTCTCGCGTCATGTTTCCTGCATTTTTCCATATGGTGATGTTAAAGTTTGCTTTTTCACGCCATCTTACAATATCATCGGCGTATGCTCTCGCTTCGTCTCGGGGGAGACGGAATTTCCCCATCAGCAGTTTAATGAATCGTTTCTTTGTCATGCTTTACCTCACGTACTGACAGCCTATCATGTTTGACAGCTCCAGCAGCTCACGTCTGAGCCGCTTTATGTCAGACTGTACCTGAGTATATCCGCCCATGCCGCTACTTCCTATGGCTGTTTGTGCGCTGAGGTATATAGTCCTGTTGAGCTTCTGTGTGAGCTGTTCTATAAACTCCATCTGCTTCATTATCTCGCTTGCGCGGTCTGTCTTGCCGTTCATTCTTCATCCTCACTTTCGTCCATTTTCGCGCCGCAGTTCGGGCAATAGTTAAATCTATCCTCAATCGGATATCCGTCAAGCCATCCGCAGTTGCTACAGAAATACGCATGGGCGTACCCGCCGCGTCCGTTATCAATCCACCGTGCGAGTATTACAGGGGCAACGTCAGCGGGAGATGTTTTTAGCGGACACCATTCGGGCTTATCTTTCGCTTCGACATATCCCTTGTATTTCAGGCAACATTCGTGTGCTAAATCGTACTCATCTCCAACACACAAGGGACAATCGCCGCAAGTTTCGGGCATATCTATTACTAAGATTGCTTTGTTTATTTCTGACATATATGTTCAACTATATTAATCCCATATTCCTCTGCACACTTATGTTCTATTCTGCATCCACGAGCATTTTCCCATCCTTCAGCAAAGTAAGCGATATCGGCTGTCGCGAGAAGCGCAATACTTTTAGCGAGAAATTCAAGCGGATGTCCATTAAAATCATCGAAAAATGAATCAATAACTTCCACTTCTTCGTTTAGATAATGTTCAGTACCCGCAATAGCATTTTTACGCTCTGCAAAAATCTCTTCATCGGTTTTTCCTCTCATCGGCTGGCTAATAAATAGTTTCTTCATTTTTGTTCTCCTTTTACCTCGATTATGTAAACATTTCCTTTTTGTTCAACTATGGTATAATTACCGACAAATTCGTTCATATCGGCATCATCTGATATTGTCACAGCGTATCGCTCGGGTAATAGCTCGTTGGCATTGTTGCTTTTAATGGCAAAGAAGGATAGCAGTGTAGCTATTGCCGCTAACAGTAATGCCGCGACTATATCCTCAAAGCCGCCCCAGAATGAATAAACGAGAAACATGATACCAAATAATGCAAAAGCAATAAAGAAAATCGCAACCAAAATCCAGTAGCTTGTAGGTTCTTCTGCCGGAATGGTATATAGATACTCAACTCCGTTTATAAATTCAGTCATGTTTTACCTTTCCGCATTTCTCGCATACATAACCGTATCCGGCTTTGTGTGTCATTTGCTGTCCGCAACAGCGTGTTTTCCTTTTATTTTGTGTTTTACGTTTCAGTTTTCTCGCAAAGCTCATTCTTCCTCCTTGTACACATACTCGACCGCCGCGAGAAGCTGCTTTACTTCTTCGTATGTCTCCGATACTCTGAGGTAGTCGCCCGCACCAAAGTATATAAAGGTGGGAGCTTTGCAATTTATCATTATTTGTTCTATGGTACCTATGTTGACTAACACGGGAGTGTTGCGCTTGTTTTCGTCCATATCCCATAGGTGCAGTTCGATGAAGTTATTCATCCTTTTCTGCTCCTTTCTGCTTCTATACCCTGTTCCATTCCGCACGCGTAACCGTCGTTGTATGCGCTCCACACATCTTCTTCGGCGTATACAAATCCTGCTTCGTAAAGTTTTCGTGCGTATTTAAACAGAATACAACTCCTCATGCAATTATTTGCGCTTTTTCTTCTATCTGGACAGCTGACACAATTTAAATCTCTGCAATCTTCATACGCATCATACATAACTTTCACCATCGCCTTTTGTACGGATGGAATATCTATATCTATGAGGTCTTCGCGGTCTCTCATCGGCATTTTATTCGTCCTCCTGTAATTTTTTGCTTCCTGCCGTCCTGCCCTTGTGCTTCTTCGCGCCGTATTGTTTGAGGTAACGTCGTGCGTCAGGGCAGTTCGCGCAGTTCTTTTGATTTTTGCAGTACCAACATCCATCCTGCGCGTTCCACCACCACCTCGGCATTGACGGACGCGCTTTTCTGTAGTTCTTCATTCCACTATCGGGAGAAAGCAGCCGAGCCGTTTCATTTTTTCGAGGGTGTATCCGCCAACTGTAAATCCTAAATCGTGTTTGAATTTGCCGTCAACAAATTCATATATTTTGCCTTTTGTATAAACGCTCTCGTTGTCGCATATCCACACAGCCTTGCCAGTGTACGGCTTGTTTGCTTCGTTCTTTTTCTCGTCCTCGCCGAAAATCTTCTTCGTGACAGCTTCAACGGCGGCTTTCTCGCTGTATTCGTCTTTGCTGTAGCGCGTCACGGTTGCTTCTTTGCTTATGTCCTTGCCGTGTATGAGTTTTGCCGTAGTGGTATCGCCCTTTGAGGTGATAATCAGTTTAAATTCGGGTTCTGCGGTTTTTATGAGTTCGATATCTCTTTCTGCTACCCACCAGCCGCAGCCGTATTTGGTTCTCCCTCCACAGTCGTGGTACGATATTGGGCGGTCAAGTTCTATTGCTATATCTATTTTTTCTTTATCCGCGTCTTTGTCAAAGCATTTAATGACACCCGTCGTGCCACGTGGAATCGTAAACCTGTCTACTGCCAACTTAACTCTATCTCCAACTTTAAACTTTGCCATATTATCTTCCTTTCCGATACTCTTTTTCGAGCTTTTTTATGATTGCGCCGCCGTATGCGTTTTTGGTGAGTTTGATAAACTTTTTTATGCTCATTTTGCCGTCAAGGTCTATGCCGTGGTCTTTTGCAAACTGCTGTCTGCCCATCTCACACGAGCCTGTCAGCTTGTGATGCCAATCGTAGAGGTCGGTGTTGTTGTATACTCTATCGTAATCGTGGCATTCAATAAATGCGGCTATGCGCTCTTCTTCGGGCATATTATTAAACAGCTTGTCCCGCGATGCGGCTACTGCTTCTCGGAGTGTTTTGCCGTGTGCAAAAATGTCTCCGTTTTTTGCGATATAGCAAGGTTTAAGCGTAAAGTCGTTGCCGAGAATAAAGCCTTTAGCGTAATTATCATACACCGCAGTGATTATGGTCGGTACGCCGTCTACTATATAAATGTCATAATTATTTACGCTCTTTATTCCATAGCCATCGCCATAGCCAGAGCCATCGCC